GTTCGCAGGACCGGGCGAAGTTCATACGGACAATCAAACAAGAGGTCAAAGACGCGGTTGTTGCTAGTGAATAACGCAATGACCTGCGGTTATGGTGAAATATCGGGTCCGTGTGCTATTATAGGCTTGTGCTAAGGTGTGCAATCGACTGGTGGGGTGATCTGTGGCAAACGATACCCAACCCGAAGGTTCGCACGTCAGGTGGCCTATGGGCGTTGTCGGCGGCACCGAGGACGACGACGTGAGCATGACAATGCACAGAATGAAGGGCGTTCGGCGTGGTGCGTCGAGCAACTGGGACGTACGGTTGCCTAACGATAAATTTGTTCGCGACGAGGGCGTGACGCTTGAGGAAATGCGAGAGGCGGGTGCGGTTTGACGGTTAGGCGAATGTGCGTCAGGTGCCTAGAGGACTACGCTGCCGCGTGGTCGCTGTTGTGTTCGATGTGTTCGTTCGAGCACGCAAGACAACACAAGGGGCACTCGCATGGCGCGGCCTGACCTGATCACGTTGGCGGTCTTGCACTACAAGGGCATCATCGACCACGGCGAGGTTGCGGCGCTGGAAGCGTTGTGCGCCCGCAAAGCCGAGTATGACCTGCCGGCGGTGATCGACTTTGACAGTGCGATGGGTCGCGTCGTTGACGTGTTGGAGACTTGTGGTGATGATCGGATGATCGCTGAGCGGATTGACGGATGTCCCACAGAGGACGATGATGACGGCGATCCGTATGATGACGGGCAGGCGTTCGCTGATCATGTCATCGCACTACACGAAGCGTTGTGCCCAGTTTGTCACTGATCGCCGCAAACGACCGACATTTGGCGCTGGACCTGCGCCGCGACCTGTTGCTCGAACTGTTCAAAAAGGATGAGGATGCCAGCAACGACACCAACGAAGCCAAGGCGGACGGCAGTGGCGACACCGACACCTGACACGCGGACGCCAGAGGAGATCGAAGCGGCTATCGCTCAGATCAAGGCTAATGCGGAACTGGCGATAGCGAGTGCCGAGGAAAAGCGGGCGGCGGCACGCGAGCACATCGCAGACGCGAAGGCTCGTGACCTTGAGGCGGAACACACCAAGTTCCTGATTGATCACGCCAAGTTCGACAACGCTATCGCTGAGATCGCGTTCACGAAGTGTGAGCGCGAGGAGTCGTTTGCCAAGTCACTTGACATGTTTCACAAGGTGTACACGTTCAACGATCAGGTGACGGAAAAGTCGGTCAAGAACTGCATTGACACGCTGAGTGTGTGGTCGAGGCAGTCACCGCAATGCGATCTGACGTTGTACATCAACAGCGGTGGCGGCAGCATAATCGATGGTTTCGCGCTCATAGATTTTATTACGCAGTTGCGCCGTCAGGGTCACAAGGTGACGACCGTTGCGATCGGTTGGGCTGCCAGCATGAGTGCTGTGTTGTTGCAGGCGGGTGACGTTCGGGTGATAGGCAAGAACGCGTTTCTGTTGTTGCACGAAGGTTCGCTTGAGCTTGCTGGCACTACGGGGCAAGCACAAGACACCATGAAGCTACTCGAAAAGATGCACACCAACATTTGGGAACTGTTTGCCAGTCGTGCCCTGCCAATCAATCCCAAGACGACGGCGGCGTACCTGCGTAAGATCGCTAAGCGGACGGACGTAGCGTTCTCTAGTTCGGAGGCGTTGGAACTTGGCCTGGTGGATGAGATTCGCTGAACGGTTGACATGACGTGGCTGACTACGAGCGTGGCACAAAGTGCGGAGCGCAGCGACCTAACCAGCCACCAGGCACCTCTTGCGAGAATGCTGCGGGTCAGGGCACTGACCACGTAGGGATTGGGCGGTGTAAGTTTCACGGAGGGTCAACCCCGACGCATGAACGTGGCGCTCAACTAGAGATTGCCCGTCGTGAGTGTGCTACGCTCGGAATCCCGATTGAGATCGATCCCGGCGATGCTCTCATCCGCGCAGTCTGGGAAGCCGAGGGCAACCTAGCTTTCTACCGTTCGTACGTCCAGGGTCTTGACGACGTGACGACAACAGAGTTCGGACCGGCAGGCGCTCGCAAAGAGGTCGCTCATCCCGTCGTGGCTTTGTATCACGAGGCAGAACGTTGGCGTGCTCAAGTTAGCACCGCGGCGTTGCGTGCTGGCGTGGAGGAACGTCGACTCCGACTGGCGCAGAACGATTCCCGTATGTTGTTCTCTGGTGTCGTCAAGGCTATCGAGGCTGCGAAACTGACGACAGATCAGGCCGAGGTGTTCAGACGTGCCCTTGCCGAATACCTCCGCGGACTTGAACCCGCTTCTCTCGCTAGCGGACCTACTCAGCCCACCTGACAACGAGTACATTGATGATCCTGCTCGATGGGTGCACGATCGTCTAGGTGAAGCGCTTTGGTCTAAGCAAATCGAAATCATGCGATCGGTTGCCGACAACAGGCGCACGGCGGTGCAGTCTTGCCACGGCGTGGGCAAGAGCTTTTCGGCCGCACGGTTGATCACGTGGTGGATCGATACACATCCACCAGGTGAGGCGTTCGTCGTATCGACAGCACCGACCAACCCACAGGTTGAGGCTGTCCTGTGGCGTGAAATCAACAAGGCATTTCCGAAGGCGAATCCTCCGCTGCCCGGTCGCGTGCTGATCAAGGAATGGAAGATAGGCAACGAACTAGTCGGGTATGGCCGTAAGCCTGCCGACTACGATCCCGCAGCATTCCAAGGTATTCACGCACGGTTCGTGTTGGTCGTGCTTGACGAGGCGTGCGGCATTCCTGAGGCTCTGTGGACCGCCGCCGGCGCACTTGTCACCAACGAGGGCAGTCGCATCCTGGCCATTGGCAACCCGGACGACTCGACGGGTCACTTTGCGAAGATTTGCAAAGGTGCTACCGGTTGGAACGTCCTGCGTATTCGCGCTCAGGAATCACCGAACTTCACAGGCGAGTACGTATCCCGCGAAATGTCGGAAGGTCTGGTCAGTCAGGATTACCTTGACGACTTGATCGCTGACGGTTGCGGACCAGGCACGCCTATTTGGTCTGCCAAGGTTGAGGGTGAGTTCCCAGAGGACTCGGAAGATTCTGTTGTGCGTCCGTCCGCTGTCGCTAAGTGCCGACTGCCCGATCAAGTTCACGACCACCTAGAACCGATCGAGCTTGGCGTGGACGTTGGTGCCGGCGGCGACTTTTCCGTCATCATGGCGCGGTTTGGTCCCGTAGCTCGATTGGTCAAGCGATCCAAGACACCCGACACGATGGCACTCGTTGACGATGTGATTGCTGCGATAGAGGAACTAGGCGCCACTCGTGTCAAGGTTGACAAGACCGGCATTGGTTGGGGCGTGACCGACCGTCTGGTGCAGATGCGTGCGGAGGGCAAGCACAACGCACAGATCGTTGGCGTCATGGTTGGCGCTGCGTCGAGGCGACCAGACCGTTACCCGAAGCTGCGCGATCAAATCTGGTGGGAAGTCGGACGATTGATGTCCGAGAACAACGCGTGGGACTTGTCAGCGTTGGATGACGCGACGATTGCACAACTGACCGCACCCAAGCACTCACCGGACGCTAGCGGTCGCGTCAAGGTCGAACGCAAGGACGATACCAAGAAACGCCTAGGACGATCACCTGACGATGCTGACGCGTTGTTGTTGGCGTTCTACAATGGCGGTGCGTCTAGCGCTAAGGACTGGCTCGAAAGTATGGCGCCACCGTGCTCGTGCGGACAGCCGAACACGCCCGATTCGATGTTCTGTGTTAAGTGTGGGAAGCAGTTAAAAACGGACGAACCTGAACCAGAGGAACAGTCTCCGGACGAACCGGCCAAGCCGTTCAGCCCGTGGCACGGTCCGAGCGAACTACCGCCCGATGCCTACACAAGGTCGGTGCAGTCAGTGTTGGCGACACTGCCTGACAACTCAAGATCGGGTTTGCCTGCGTGGATAGGACAACAGGTTCCAACCCGTAGATAGTTGCGCGTACTACGGGTTGCAGCCGGTAGGACGACGGTGAGACGGAACGGGATTTCGTTTCGGTCGTAAGCCCGTCCCGCCCACCGTCGATCTTGTCAAGCCGCCTGAGCGTGATGGTCCTGTGCGACCCAGTGGCCGCGCTCAGTGCTCGATGCTTTGCCATGCGTGTGGAGGTATGCGACAGCCGCCGCGACTGATGATCGCTCGTCTGTACGTCCTGCCTCGTGCAACACGGCAACGATGTCGTTGGCGGTCATCGGCCTGTCTGCCGCGTCCAGGACGTGCCATACGGCTCGTGTGCGTGACATTGTGACGATCTCGTCATCAACGGATGCGACAGCCTTGGGTTTCGTCGGCATCGCCGTGGCGAGGACCGACTTGGCCAACTCGCTACGTGCGGCGGTCAGTCCGTTGCGGTAAGTCGTCAGCTTGGCGATCTCCGCGTCCACCCAGCGAATGTCCTTGTCCAACGCGGTCAGGACGTTCCTGGCGCTGTGACTGGGTCTTTGTTCCCTTGCCATTTTCCCTGCTTCTCCTACTCGTGAAGTTCCCCCCACTGATGTGATTATAGCGGAGGTCGCCGGTGAGTGCAACATCGACAGCGGCGAAGCGTCGTAGCGCAGCCGTAGAGGCACCTGTGGTCGTTCCTAAGCGATCGCGGAGTAAATCTGCGGCAAGTGTACCAAACGAGCAGATCGCTACTCCTAGGGCACTACAGCGAAAGTTGCGCAAAGGCGATCGCGTGAGGTCTGCCGCGACCGTCAGGCCGAAGCGGTTTGCCGGCGTGGTGGGTGTGGTCGGGTCTGTGCATGGTGACGAAGCGTCCGTTGGTGACGCGTGGTATCGGTTTGATGAGTTGCAACTGATCTGACCGGCGCGCCGTTGTCCGCTAACTGCGGCGCGGCCGGTCGGTAATCGAATACCTTTTTTAGCGGGAGGGAAACAAATGGCAGATAACAGGTCTGGAATCTATCGCATTGTCCATGCTGACAGCGATCGTGAGTACATCGGTAGTGCCGTCCGGTTTCGTAAACGATGGAACATTCATCGGACGCAACTCCGTCAAGGAAAACATCACTCGCGATACCTACAGCGAGCGTACGACAAGTATGGACCGGACTCGTTGGTGTTTGAAGTGCTAGAGATCGTAGATGATCCGTCGCTATTGATTGAGTGTGAACAGAGATGGTTGGACAAGTGTCATCCCGTTTTCAACACGTCATCAATCGCCGGCAGCACGCTGGGTGTGCCGTGTGCCCCAGAAACGCGAAAGAAGATCAGCGCGGCCAACAGTGGTCGAACTGGACTGCGTCATACCGAAGAGGCTAAGCGACTACAGGCCGAAGCCAAGATAGGCAATACATTTAACGTAGGGCGTGTTCAGCCGCGAGATGAAGTTGAACGTCGTGCAGCTAGTAATCGTGGTCAAAAACGGACGCCCGAACAACGCTCTCGTATAAGCGAGGGCAGCCGAAAGCATCCAGGTCATCCGCAAACACCCGAAACTCGCGCCAAGATATCAAAAGGCCACAAGGGCATCCCTAGGCCACCGCACGTTATCGAGGCTATGAACGAGGGACGCAGACGTAAGCGTGATGCCAATCGTGCCGTGTAGGAACGAACCCGCGGAGGGGACTGAATGAATATCCCCATCCTGAGGAAGCGCCAGACACAACGAGAAGCACAGATGGAATCTGCGATCAGTGGTGCAGTTGAGAAAGCGTTGGCGCCATTTGTTGGTGCTGCTCAGTCGAACTCGCAAAACACTGGCGTCGTCAGTGGCGCGACTTATATTCCAGGGCAATCCAGCCCGTGGGCACAGACGGCGGGAAGTCAGATCGGCGCGGTGCCATTGCCGCGACCGGTTGGCGACTTCAACTCGCCTTTCGGACCAGGAGTTCCACTCTACCCTGACGCCTTAGATCCGCTTGGTCCAAGTGGCAGAGCTATGCCACGTCGGTACCAATACGCGGTAGCTGCTAATCTCAATCTTGTCGACCGTGCCGTGCCGTGGTCACTGTTGTCCAACCTCGCTGAGAACTGTGATGTTGTCGCGAGGTGTATAAATCTTGTACAGGACGGCATGACGGGCCGTGAATGGTCATGGGGATACAGCCCATACATCATAGAGCAGATTATGACGACGACAGGGGAGTCGAATCACGCCCGCGCCATGACTCTTGCTCAGGAGAAGTACGGAGAGGAACTGGCCCGCGTCAAGAAGTTTTTCGAGCGTCCAGACACGCGGTCTAATTACTCGTTCAGTCAGTGGATGACTGAAGCGCTCTACCAGACGCTCGTTTTCGATGCCGTTGTCATCTACCCCCAGTACACGCTTGGCGGGAAACTGTACTCGCTTAACGGTATCGATGGCTCCACAATCAAGATTCTGAAAGACAACCAAGGTTTCCCACCCGAACCGCCTGCACCGGCATTTCAGCAAATCTTGTATGGGTTCCCACGCGGCGAGTTCCAACAGTCTGATGACGCCGTTGATGGCGAGTATCAGTCGGACCAGTTGCATTACTACATGCGCCGTCCGCGTCCCGGCAGTGTCTACGGATTCCCGCAGGTCGAGGAAGTCCTGACGACTGCAACGACGTACCTTGCCCGTCAAGCGTGGATGGCTGCCGAGTACACGCACGGGGCAATGCCGCGCACATTCTTCGAGATGGCACCGGATACCAACACTGACGCGTGGACACCGGAGCAGTGGGGATACTACGAGCAGATCCTGAACGACCGCTTGAGTGGTCAGGTACAGCGTCGCCAACAGAGTTTTATGCTCCGCCCTGGTATGAAGCCCGTGTGGGCGCCGCAGATTCAGGACCACTACAAGAGCGACTACGACGCTCATCTCATATTGCAAATAGGGTCGAAGTTTGGCGTCCCAGCGACGCAGCTAGGTGTTCAAGCCAAGGCCGGCCTATCCGGCGGTAAGCAAATGGAAGGCGAAGAAGACCAGACAGAGCACTTTGTCTACCAAGCGCTCATCTCGTTCTTCATCGACATCCTGAATGATCTAGCCCGTCACCACTTGGATGTTGGTCCTGAGATCACGGCGACATGCCAAGACCCTGGTGGCAGCGAAGAAGACATCCTGCAACAGGCGCAGGCCGATGCTGCCATCGTTGGATTCGGTGGTATGACGCTCAACGATTACAAGGCAGCCAAGGGCGACCCGCTCTACGCGATGCCGGAGGCCGACGAACCGTTCATCATCACAGCGGCGGGCGTGCAGTTCCTTAAGGGTCAACTAGAGGTTCAGGCTGCTACGAACGAGCAGACTCTTAACCCGCCCGAGCCGCCAAAGGTCGTACACGTCGGTCCTGATGGCAAGCCAATGCCAACCGGTCCTGACGGCAACCCTGTTCCACCCGCAAACAACGGAGGCACGGATGACAGCAGTAACGACGGTAACGCTGACAGCGGACGCGAGCCAGTTCCTAGCGGAGATGGCTCTGGTAAAGCAAGCACTAGCGGAGATTCTGGATCTAGCGGAGCGAGTGTCGGAGCAAACAGCGGCGCGAGCGTTAACGCCGCCGGCACATCTAGCGCATCAGACAAGTCCGACACCGATGCCGCGTCGAAGGAACTCGCTGCGTTCGCAAAATTCGCTAAGTCCCGCGTGGCTAGGGGCGTGTGGCGGGACTT